TCGATGGTCAGAGGGGAGGTAAAGCCTATAGAATTGGGGATTCGCAATAACAGTCTCTTTCGATGGACAGATATCGAAAATATCATGTGGTCTTTTACAACACTTTCTTTAACTTGAAAAAATCAACAATCAATTAAATAAATTGTAAATATTGACAAACTTTAAAAATATGATAGAATAAAATTACAAGCGAGAAAGGAGTTTTGTGTTATGGCAAACAAGAAAGAACTTGCGGACAAAAGAGACGAATTGGAGAAAGAGCTTGAAGGTATAGACGAGGAAATCGAAACTCTTGATTTGCAAATAAAGCATTCTAAACTGAAGGATGAGAAAACACAACTTGAGGAAGAACGTTCAAAACACGAAGATATCCAGGCAGAAATCCGTTCTGAATTGACCGATGTCAAAACGGAGTTGGAGCAAGGCAGACTTTTTGACAGGGGCAGGTGCATTGAAAACATAATGCGACTTCTTGCTATCAAGGATAAAAAGCTCGGGAACATAGAAAGGCTGTCGGGAAACAGCCCAGGCTACTTATCTAGGATGAGGAGCGGAAAAAGCAATGCGGATCCAAGCATCGAGTTTCTGCTTACGGCCGCCAGAGAACTGGAAGTTTCCCTGGATATGCTGGTATCCTCCGAGATTTACGAGATGTCACCGACTGAGCAGTACCTCTTCAAATTTATCAGAGGTCTGATTGAGGATACGGAGGCCGATGATGTCTTCTGGGAAAGGGAAAGGCTGAGTGAGCTGAAAAGAATGACAGTTGGCTACGATGGTTACGATGAAGTATATGTGGAACATCCGATTTATCATGCAAGAGCCGTTAGGAAAGCCAACTCACAAAGCTATGAGCCAGAATATTATTCCGAGTTTTTCAAGGACTGTGGCGTGGAACCGTGTGGCGACTGCTATCACGCCAAGTTGCCGTATAGCGAATCCTATTTGTACATCATGTTTTGCGGAAAGGGCGATGACAGCATAGCGTGGAAGAAGGACACGTTTTATGAACTGTATGTCGTGGAGGAGCAGGGAATGACGCAGCCGCTCTGTAATACGATGGAGATAGCTGAATCGCTCAGTGTTGTAATTGAAAGCCTTGTAAAAGAAATCGCTCTGTCGATATCCCATGTCCATATTAACGAGGGTGTTAAGAAAATAATTGACGGGTACATGGATGCGCGGAAATTGCCGTTTGACTAAGGGGGGAGTGACTGTGGGGAGAGAATCTGATTATAAATCTCAAATCGAAAAGCAGAATGAGACCGAAGAGGAGCTTTCTGAAAAAGCCATAAAGAAGCTGCACAAAGAATCTTTAAAGTCATCGGAATTGGCGGCATATCTCTCTTGTCATTCAAGGAATGGAATTCATTTCGACAGCAAGAAAATCAAGGGAAGGATTGCTGAAATCTGCAAGATGTCGAATGGAACACTTACTGAGGATATGTTCAGAAAAGACAAAGGAAACAGCAGGAGCATGTATTACTTCCCACCAGAAAGCCATGGACTGCTGCTGACAATTTTGGATACGGGATATTTTGATGACAGAAAAAATGACAGAAAACTTAGCACGAGGGAAAACCTGTACAGGGATTTGACCGTGAATGTGGACTTGTATTTACAGGAAGATGATCTGGAGATGGTCAGGAGCAATCCTGCTTTTACCGCTGCAAAATGCGAGGGGATTTTGTCGGAGGCTATCAGCTTTAAAATACAGCATCTGATAGGGAATGCGATGAATTCAGATGAGACCATCCGTATTCAGCAATTAAGGCGGATATATAATGCGCTGCGTGATGTTGAGGAAAGAAATTCGACAGAGCGAAACCATTTATTTTCATCGAAAATGGTGTACAAATATGCGTTCGGAGAGACTGCTGGGATTAGTGAGGGCGTTAATATCTATAAGGAGCTTTTCGGGGCAGAAAATCTGTTTGATTATCTGATATGCCTTTTGGCGGTCCGAATGAACGGGCTTGATTTTCAAGGGCTGAAAGATGGGGAGAAAATGAATTACCGAACCCTCTATCAGAAGGTCAAGAATGAAGAAGACCCCCTGTGGGTAGAGTTGGAACAGATAGATGCAGAGAAACTGATTGAGGAACTAAAATTTAAGGCTGTTGTGAGCGGCAGATATCAGCGCATTATGCAGAAGGCTATGGGAATTTTTGATTTGGATGACCCTGATGAGCGAAGATTGTTCAATGATCTCGTTTATTTAACGCGGCTTCATCTTATCTCAGAGCAGATGGACGAACATGACATGGCAGTATCGATGAAATCATATGAAGCAGCAATGCAGAAAGATATGTATGACTGGCTCCGTGAATTTGCAACCGGTGATTTTGACACGCCGACCATGAGGGAACTTAGGCGGATAAGACAAGTGGCTGAGTATCACCGCAAAGACAAAAAACTGGAAAACTAACGATTTACATATTGGCTTTTTCAATATGAGATTTTTGTGAGAAAATAATACCATCGAAGGGAAAATATAAAGACTTCGATTTAAAAATTATAAGGAGTGTGATGGTTATAGTGAGGACTGGAAATACTGGTAGTTTTGATACGGGGAGGGGTTCATTGATGAAGGATATGCTAACTTATGCAACGCATGGTGAGAAGAAACCTTTGGGGCAAATGGTGATAATTAACGGGAAGCGTTCCGTTGCTTACGTGGACAAAAACAATGAAATCAAGTCGTATACGACTGTCGATGAAATAAACGACTTATTCTGCAAAGAAAAGGTACGCGAATGCGAACTGGATTTTTAAAGATGATTACCATGATTAGCAAAGGAGTCTAATCTGGTTTATTACAATTAAATTATTTTACTGATTTGTGCCGTTCGAAGGCGTGACGAGCCAGACAGTATCCAAGGAAGGATATTGTCGGGCTCTTTTTTTGTCTAATTTTCAATGCGGCTGATTCAAAAACAGAAAATAAAAAAGAGAACAATAATTTGAACGGTTGAATGGGTGTTGAGATGGGGATGCATACATGGTGTGCTTTTCCATCTGAGTATCCATCGACGGATATTCAGAGAAACATATCAAGTCAAGAATGTGGCCACAAACTTGGCGAGGACAATCGAAAAATTAAAAATTTATGGATTTCATAAACTTTTAACTTTTCGGAGACTCGTCTGTTTGCTGTGCTATTTTTAGACGGGGTGTCCTCGCCGGGTTTGTAGCCGGAAAAGGAGGACAACCCATGAAAAGAAATGACAAAAATGTAATTGCAACCGCCAATGTTTTATGCTACGAGCATCCGGTGTTTTGGAAGCTGGAGGAGGATAAAAACAACCCAGATGTTCTTGAGGGTGCCATCAGGTATTTTAAGGAACACGGAATCCCTGTAGACAAGATAACCCTTCCCGGCCGTCCCGCACAATACTACGCCATTTGGAATGCTGATACAGAGGAAGAGGCGAGGGAAGCAAACCGCAATCTGGAAAGATATGAGAAAGCGTTTTTCCGTCGTGTGATGCCGATGATGCAGAGAGAAACATCTCTCAATGCCCTGCAGGAAAAGGGTTATGATCCTGACAGCATATCGGATGTCTGCGTTGACGCGAAGCGCAGGAACCATGTTGCAATGGGGGATGCTGGCAAGAAAGATTTCGTTTTTGGATATGAACCTCCGAGGAGCAGGGAGTACAGCGATCCGGCGGATATCCACGAAGAAGCGACCCTGCTTTCTGAACTTGCCAAGGCGCTGACTGAAGTAACGGATGAGCAGTGCCGCATCTGTAATGCGGTTAAGGAAGGCAAGACCGACCGTGACATGGCTGCCGAGATGGGCATGGCGAAATCTACATACCAAGACCGCAAGGCTAAAACACTCAAAGCGGTGGGCGATAAACTGAAAACATGGAAGTAATATACGAACCCGGCGGAAGCACGATCCGCTGGGTCTTTTCAATTCTTTTTATAGAACATTGTCTCAAAGCCGTCAGCCCTTAAATCTAGGCCGGGAATCCATGGCGGCGTCCTTCCCATCTGCTCACAGACCGCACCCAAGTCTACGCCCATGCTGCTCTCGATGATGAGCTCGTCATGCACATGGCCGCAGATGAAGCAGTGCGAAAGGGTGCGCATGGCATGGCAGAGGATGTCGCGGGAAACTGCCTGTACGATATTTTCCACGAACTTGGGACCATAGGATTCGATGCGCTCCCATTTCTTGTTCGTGCCGATGCTCTCATAGGTCACCACCTCCCCGCCAAAGCGGTTCTCGCCGATTTTGGGCTTCGCATAGAAGAGCCGCCTGCCGGACGGAAGTTCTATGAATAACAACCCACTCCTATAGATGAAGCGGATTCCGTGTGTCTCCGTGGAGATTCTCATCTTGACGGCTTCCTTGACAGCCCTGTCCACATCCCACCAGAATTGCACGATGTTCTGATTGGAGCTGCGCCATGCGTCTACGAGGGGCTGGAGTTCTTCTTCGGCAAGTCCCATCTCCAAGGCTCCCATAGATTTCAACGCACCAACCGATCCGCCATAGCCCAGAGCCAGCTCCGCGATTTTTCCCTTCTGCCGCAGATGGGCGTTCCGTCCATGCTTTTCCACAGGCACATGGAACATCTGGCTTGCCGAGGCGCAGTAAATATCGCCGCCTTCTTTAAATACACGCAGCCGCCACATCTCCCCAGCAAGCCAGGCAATGACCCTCGCCTCGATAGCGGAAAAGTCGGATACGATAAACTTGAATCTCGGCCTTGGGATGAAAGCGGTGCGGATGAGCTGGGAGAGCGTGTCCGGCACATCCTCGTAAAGCATATTCATGAGTTCGTAATCGCCGGACTTCACCACGGAGCGGGCTTCCTCCAGGTCGGAAAGGTGGTTCTGTGGGAGGTTCTGTAACTGGATGATGCGGCCTGCCCATCTTCCGCTGCGGTTGGCTCCATAAAACTGGAACATCCCTCTTGCCCTGCCGTCCGCACAGGCGGATGCCTGCATCGCCTGGTATTTCTTGACGGATGACTTTGCGAGCTGCTGCCGGAGGCGGAGGATGTCCGCCACGTCTTCTGGTACGATTTTCAGCAGTTCGGCGACAGCCTTTTTGTCAAGGGAATCCGTATTTATCCCCTTATTGGCGAGCCATTCTTTCATCTGCTGGATGGAGTTCGGGTTCTCCAATCCTGTCTTGTCCTTCATAGCTGCCATGAGTGCCGTCTTGCTGAATGCATCAAACCGGATGGCATTTTCTACAACTTTCATATCAAGCAGGATGCCACGGTCATTGATCTCCTGGTCAAGCCTGTATTCCTCCCAGATAAAATCCGGGACGGGGAACCTTGACAGCCTGTGCTGGATGGACATCTCGACTTCCACGTCTCTTTGGTTATATTTTTTGAATGTTTCCCATTTTTCCGGGTCATGTTTCGGCAGGTTCCGTGTCCTTCCGCCGTTGGCTTTTGTGGTGGCGCAGGGCTTGCAGAAATACCTGATCAGTGCCTTGCCTTCTTTCAGTTTCTGTTCTTCCAGCCCAAGGACTGCTCCGACGCCCTCCAGGGAGAGCGGCAGCCCCATGTATGCGGACCATACCATGCTGCACCGCCAGGAAGACGGATCGAGGTAATCCCCGACTGTATCTCCGTCAATGCTGTAGGAAGAGAAATGCTGCGGATGGTTCCGTCTGAGCCAGATGGAGAGGAACACCCTCTCGAAAGCGGCGTTGTACGCCCATTTGGTGACGGATTCATCTGAAAGTGCCGCGAGGATTTCTTCCGGGACTCTCTCGCCGTTTGCTATATCATATACGGTGACAGGTCCGCCGTTGACGGAGCAGGCGAAAAGTAGCATCTCTGCATCCGGGGACTCCGCATATTTATAAACGCCACACTTGTTGATGTCAATGTTGCTGAATGTTTCTAGGTCGATGCTCATATACTCTATTTTCATTGGCTGCCTCCTATAGGACAAAAGCGGCAGGGGAGATGCCCATGCCGCCTGGTGTTGGTTATTCCTGTTTCTTTTTCTTCCTTTTCTGGATAAATGCTTTGAACGCTTCCAAAGCCATGGATATGACCATGCCGATGAATCCACCGACAATGATATAGGAAGCCAGTTGGATCATAAAAGGATAGTTTTCCATATGTTTTCACCTCGATTGTCTTGGACTGCCGGACGGCGGGAAGCCCGCCGCCCAGGTTGGTGTACGCCTTATGACAGGAAATCATCATCGTCTGCGGAAGCGAAGTCGTCTTCGGCGCGGCTCTTCCCGCCGAGGGGTTCCCCGTCACGGATTTTCTGGAGATTGTTCAGGCCGCAGGCAATCCCCTTGTTGCCATTGGTGTTGAACGCGTAAAAGTTTACAGACGCCCTGCCGTAAACGCCGGAGTAGACCTCGGAACGCTCAAGGATAGGCTGGCGGTCCGCATCCACGATGCCGGGAGCCGTAGAAGAATTTGCGTTGATGAAATAGGAATTTGCATACGCCGCATCGTCTGGCCTCTCCAGGTCGCCGTCGCGCAGGGGAGTCTTGATAGACTTGAGGGGCGGGACGGTCTTGCCGTTGCCTTTCAGCTTGGACTCGCCTTCCTCGTAAGCGGCCTGGATCGCGGCTTTGATCTTGTTTACGGTCGCCGCGTCATCCTTCGGGATGATGAGGGAGACGCTGAATTTTGCCGGCCCTCCGTTGATGGATTTCGGATCCCATACGTTTGCGTAAGACCACCTTGTGTTTGCTCCCGTAATTACCTTTGTTGGATTATTGATTGCCATAATGTTTTCCTCCTAATTTTCTTTGAAGTCATCGGTTGCCGTGTTGATTGCCGGGCGCTTGTCTTTCTCCGGCACGAGGGCCGGCTTGCCCGGAGGCTTCATGACCAGCCCGCCAAGCAGTTCGTCAAATTTCTTCTTCCCAAGCAGTGAGGTCCTCGCCGTGATGCCGAGGAGCTTTTTCTCATAAGGCTCGTACCCCGCACCCTGGACTGCGGAAGCTACAGCCGTTTCATCCGTGAACCTGCGGTTCGACTTGCCTTCCACGACCTTGAAGCCATCATACTTCATGCCGGAGAGCGCCTGCTGCAGGGCATAGTCCTTGATGTCGCTGCCCCAGGAGACGAGTTCGTCGATCCGGGACAGGATGGCGGCAATTTCGGACGGCTCCAGGGTGTCCGGCACCGCAAAGTCGTATCTCGCCATCTCAAGGTTATGTTCCGCCCGTTTGCGGCACGTCGCCTTGACCCTGCAGAACTGGCAGTGTTCCCCTGCATGGAATTCGCCGCCGCCTTCATATGCCAGCTTTGCGGCCGGGGCAAGCGTGTCTTCTGCCCAGGCGAGCAGCTCGTCCTTGCCCATGGAGGCAGTGCTGATGTTGTCCCTGCGGGGCTGGAAGATGGTCATCTTCACCGTTTCGATGTCATAGATGCCATCATAGGTGTCCAGCGCGCCGAGCGCATAGCACCGCATCTGTGGGTTGTCTTCGGCATTGACCAGGATGCCGACCCCGTACTTGAAGTCGATGACATGCAGCTCCCTGTCGGAGACGATGACGCAGTCCCCGGTGCCGAAGCCGTCCGGCACCCACCTGGAAAAGTCCAGGCGCTCCTCGATAAGCACCTGCGGGTCGGGGCAGAACTTCTTCGCCTGTTCCAACTGCTCTAAGACATAATTCCGGTACTCATCGGTGCAGTCATCCATCTCCGCGTCAAAGTTCTCCAGGTGTCCCTCCGGGTTTTGCAGTTTCCATCCGAGGGCTTTCCCTACCTTGTATTCGCAGAGGGTATGTGCGTCCGTGCCTTGCTGCGCGTAAGGGCTGGCCCGTTCCTCTACACTGGCGCAGGCCAGAGCCGACGGCGGGCAGTTGAGCCACCTGTGGCTGGCGGAGGCGGAGAGCAGAGCGTGTTTAGCCATTGCCGATCCCCTCCAGTTCCGCGAGCACCTCCGCGTATTTCTCCGCGGGTATGCTGCTTAATTGCCCTGTCCCGGAATACTTCCTCACCAGTTCCTTCACCGCGGGCTTGTACGCCCCGCCGTCAGCATTGGATTTGGCTACGAGGAGCTTCCTGACATCCTCTTTGGAAATGCTTTTTTCCGCGGTAGGTTCAGGGTTTTCTTTTTTCAGTGGTTCCGTAGGCTTCCCCTCCTGCGCGGGTCCATTTTCGGAAGAGTAAAAAGCCTTCAATGCTTCAGCGGCTTTTACCAGTCCGTTGCCGCACGCGATCATTTCGTCAATCGCGGCGGACAGCTCGTTCATTTTGCCCATCTGATGGCACCTCCGTTTTCCTGAGATTTTCGCTGATTTTCCGTGCAAGCCGTTTCGTGATGACGCTGATCGCCACCAGGACATCCGCCAGTTCTTCGTCCAGCTCCCTGTCCCGGATACGGCCCGCGTCTGCCGCATTTTTTACATCCATGTGCAACACCGCCTTCCTGATCGGCATCTTTGCCTTTCAATTTCCTATGGACACATTTTCCGGTTTTGGACGGAAATTTTTTGAGGGACTTTGCGGGGGCGCCGCCCCTGTCTGCCCTTCACCTTCCCATGGACACCGTCCCTGGATTTGGACGGATTATTTTGAAAAATTTTTTTGGGAGGGTGCCGCATTTATTATGGAAGGAAAAGAAACCAAAAGTTTTTCCGTCCAAAACGCCCCGGCGTGTCCATGGGAAGGTAGGAGGACAAAACAGTCCTTACTAATTAACGAAAGGCGTGATGCAGGATTGGGATAGCTTACAAGAACAGCGAAGGCTACAGCGACCCTGTCCCGTTCCGGGCCGTGGCAAATATGGAGAGGAAAGGGTACCGCCCGCTTGTCTATATCTGTTCGGCGTTTTCCGGGGACGAGGAAGGGAATGCGGAGAAGGCAAGGAAATACAGCAGGTTTGCCGTGGACAGCGGCGCGATCCCTTTAGCGCCGCACCTGCTTTTGCCGCAGTTCATGGACGAGGGGGAGGAGCGGGAGCTGGCAATGTTCATGGATCTGGTATTCCTTGGGAAATGCGAGGAGGTCTGGGTGTTCGGCTCGGAAGTCCGGCTGTCGGAGGGCATGAGGGCGGAGATTGGGAAGGCGGAGCGCAGGGACATGAAGATCCGGTATTTTACGGAAGGCTTAAAGGAGGAGACAGGATGCAGATAACGATTTGCCGCGCCGACTGTGCGGGCAATGCCAGGAACTGCAGGTACCCCACGAAAGTCGTGGTAGCGGACGCGGGGATGATGAAGGATGCGGCGGCTTATGACCATGTGTGCGGGGAATACAGGGGGAGCTACCGTACCAATGGGAATTTCCTCTCTTCGGATGTGGTGGTCATGGACTTGGACAATGACCATACCGATGACCCGGCGGAATGGGTGACGGAGGGGAAGCTGGACGGGATGATGCCGGACATTTCCTATATATTGGTGCCGAGCCGCCACCACATGCTGGAGAAGGACGGGGAGTCCGCAAGACCCCGGTACCATGTGTATTTCCCTATTGGGGCGGTCGCGGATGCCGGGCAGTATGCGGCCCTGAAGCGGGCGATCCATAATGCGTTCCCTTTCTTTGACGGGAATGCCCTGGACGCCGCAAGGTTCATCTTTGGGGCGGACTGCGGCGACGTGGTGTGGCACGAGGGCTGGGTGAATATTGACGAGGAAGTGTCAACAGGAACAGAAGAAGAGGAAGAGAACCCATCTGTGGGTGGCCCCATCCTGGAAGGGAGCCGGAACAACACCCTTTCCCGCTTTGCCGGGAGGGTGCTGAAACGCTATGGGGAATGCGGTAAGGCGCATGAAATCTTCCTGGAGGAGGCGGGGAAGTGCGAGCCTCCGCTGGAAAGCCCGGAGCCGGATGCCACCTGGTTCTCCGCGCTGAAGTTTTTCAGGAATACTATCAGCGGGCAGGACGGCTATGTGCCTCCCGGCCAGTACAATGATGATTTTGCGGGAGGGAAGTCCTTAAAGCCGGACGATTACTCGGACATCGGGCAGGCGAAGGTGCTGGCAAGGGAGTATGGGGACGAGCTGATCCACACGAACGCCACGGACTACCTCCGGTATGACGGGGAGGTGTGGCGCGAGGACAGGCAGCTCGCGGTCGGCGCGATAGAGGAGTTTTCAGACCTCCAGCTTGCGGATGCGCAGGACGAAGTGGAGAAAGCGAAAAAGGAATTGAAAGATGCCGGGGTTGCGGAGGACGCGCTTGCTGCAGGGGGGAAGACGCTGGAAAAAGCTGTGCCGGGTAACCTGCTGGGGCTGTACTTTGCGTATGTCGGCGCGAGGAATTACCTGTCCTTCGCGCAGAAGCGCAGGGATTATAAATACCTTACGTCCGCGCTCAATGCCGCAAGGCCGATGCTGCTTGCCGACGTGAACGACCTTGACCGGAATGAGAGCCTGCTCAACACGCCGCGTGCCACCTATGACCTCAGAAGAGGCATGGCCGGGGAGCAGCCGCATGACCCGAAAGACCTGATTACCAAGATTACCGGATGTTCTCCGGGGGATGAGGGGAGGCAGGTATGGGAGGACGCGCTCTGGCTGTTCTTCTGCGGCGATCAGGCGCTCATCGATTATGTGCAGCAGGTGGTCGGCATGGCGGCGGTGGGCAAGGTGTACCAGGAGCATCTCATCATCGCCTATGGAGGCGGGGCCAACGGCAAGTCCACCTTCTGGAATGTTGTCTACCGGGTGCTTGGCAATTATGCAGGGAAGATATCGGCGGAGGCGCTCACGATGGGATGTAAGAGGAACGTGAAACCGGAGATGGCGGAGCTGAAGGGGCGGAGGCTCATCATCGCTTCGGAGATGGAGGAAGGGATGCGGCTGAACACGGCGGTGGTCAAACAGCTCTGCTCCACGGACGAGATCCAGGCGGAGAAGAAATACAAGGATCCGTTCCAGTTCATCCCTTCCCATACGCTGGTGCTGTATACCAACCACCTGCCGAAGGTTGGTGCGAACGATGACGGCATCTGGCGCAGGCTTGTAGTGATCCCCTTCAATGCCCATATTGTGGGGGACACGGATATCAAGAACTATGCGGATTATCTATTTGAGAACGCAGGCCCCGCCATCCTGGCATGGATCATCGAAGGGGCGCAGAAAGCAATCGCGCAGAACTTCAAAACCGACCCGCCGCAGTGCGTGAAGGATGCGGTGCAGGCATACCGGGAGGACAACGACTGGCTTGGGAGGTATATCGACGAATGCTGTGAAGTCGGCTCTTCCTGCCAGGAGAAGTCGGGGGAGTTTTACCAGCAGTACCGGGCTTACTGCATCCAGAACGGCGAGTATATCCGCAGCACCACGGATTTTTATTCCGCCGTGGACAAGGTGGGCTTTGTCCGGCGCAAGACGAACAAGGGGATGTTCGTGCATGGCGTGCAGCTCAAGAGCGGGCAGGACTTTCTGGGTTAGCGCAGTGCGTGGAGGTCTTTTGCGTACAGTGCATAAGACTTCCACGACATACACGAATCCTGCATTTAAGCCATTTGTGACAGTTTAGATACTCTTTTCCTAAAAGTTTCCTATATAGAAAAATATTAGTAAAAAGCCTTATAGGAAAGTTTACGCAGGGAGGTTCATGAGCGTCACGCTTTATTGATTTGACGGAGGTGTGCGATGCGTGAAAAAGACATTGAGAGGAAGTTTGTTGCGGAGGTGAAAAGGCGCGGCGGCATATGCCCTAAGTGGGTGTCGCCGGGATTTGACGGGATGCCCGACCGGATTGCCTTGCTGCCGGGTGGGAAGTCCGGCTTTGTGGAGGCCAAGGCTCCGGGGGAGAAGCCCCGTCCCCTCCAGGCTTCCCGCCACGCATTATTACAGCGGCTGGGGTTCCGGGTGTATGTCCTGGACGACCCGGCGCAGATTGGAGGGATCATTGATGAGATACAGTCCACATAAGTACCAGCAGTATGCGATAGATTTCATAATCCGTAACCCCGTGGCGGCAATCCTGCTGGATATGGGGATGGGGAAGACGAGCCTAACATTGATGGCAATCAACAGGCTGATGTACGAGGAATTCGAGGTGAGTAAAGTATTGATCATCGCTCCCCTGCGGGTTGCCAAGAATACATGGTCGGCAGAGATTGAGAAGTGGGAGCAGCTTAGCGGGCTGCGGTATTCCATTGTTGTGGGGACGCCCGCCCAGAGGAAGAAAGCGTTAAAAGCAGATGTAGATATTTATATCATTAACAGGGAGAACCTCACCTGGCTGGTTGAAAGCAGCGGCATCCCGTTCGAATTCGACATGGTGGTGGTCGATGAGCTGTCCAGTTTCAAGTCCTGGCAGTCGAAGCGGTTCAAGTCGTTCATGAAGGTGCGCCCGCTGGCCAGGAGGGTGGTGGGGCTTACGGGAACCCCCAGCAGCAACGGGCTCATGGATCTGTTTGCGGAGTTCAAGGTTCTGGACATGGGGAAAAGGCTTGGGAGGTTCATCGGGCAGTATCGGCTGGATTATTTCAAGCCGGACAGGATGAACGGTCCCATCGTGTACTCCTACAAGCCGCTGCCGGGTGCAGAGGAGAAGATATATGCCAGGATCTCGGATATCACCATCTCCATGAAAGCGGCAGATTACCTGGAGATGCCGGAACTGGTAGTGTCGGAATACCCCGTGTACATGGACGCAGAGGAGCAGGGGATCTACGATGCCATGAAGGAGAACCTGGTTGTCGGGAAAACAGAAGAAGAGATTACAGCCGCAAATGCGGCATCCCTTTCCGGCAAGCTGTCCCAGATGGCGAATGGTGCGGTGTATTCCGATAACGGGGAGGCTGTCCAGATCCATGGCCGGAAGCTGGATGCATTGGGGGACATCATCGAGTCCGCCTGTGGGAAGCCGCTCATGGTGGTCTACTGGTACAAGCACGACTACAGCCGGATTGCGGAGAGGCTTTCAAGCCTTGGTGTGGAATATGAAAAGCTGGATACGGATGCCAGCATCAGGAAGTGGAATGCCGGGGAGCTTCCGGTCGCCCTGGTGCATCCTGCCTCTGCGGGGCATGGGCTGAACCTGCAGGGCGGCGGTTCGGCAATGGTGTGGTTCGGGCTTACCTGGTCACTGGAATTGTACCAGCAGACGGTGGCACGTCTCTGGAGGCAGGGGCAGACATCTGGGACGGTGGTCATCCAGCACATCATCACCAGGGGAACGGTTGATGAGCAGATCATGGGGGCATTGCGGTCTAAGGACACTTCGCAGGCGGCGCTCATAGAGGCAGTGAAAGTGAATCTGAATAGATAGGCCAATCCATGTAAATCAAAGACAATCCATGAAAATCCGTGGGAAGCAAATATATTTTGACTGGAGGCATGGCTTATGAGCATTATCTGGAAATACCTTGACAAGCGGTCAGCGGCTGTGGACGCGCTGAAGGATTACAACAATATGAAATTCATCATCGAACACACGGACGATGAGATCAAGGCGGCATATGAGAAGATGGGAGGCATCAGTAGCCACCCGCCTGACGGGATGCCCCATACCCACAATCCCAATGCCATGGAGGACAGGATGGTTAAGGGGATTGAGAAAATTGACATCCTGAAAGAGCGTTACCGCCAGGCGGCGGAATATATGGCGTGGTTTCTCCCGGCATGGGAGGAGCTTTCTGAAGATGAGAGGTATGTGCTGGAAACCTTTTATTCGGATTCGGAAAGTCAGACCAGCGCCGTGTACAGCATCTGCGACCGCTTCGGCATCGAGCGTTCCTCGGCGTACAACAAAAAGAACCGCGCCTTGGGCAGGCTGGTGACGCTGCTGTACGGGAAAGCATGATGCGGTCGGTGTGAGTAATATCGTGGATGCTTTTCCTTACCGGGCGTGGTATGCTGATAGCATGAAAAAATGTCAAGAGAGCCTTCGCGCGAGAATCGGAATCCTGCGGAGGCTTTCTGCCGCAAGGGAGGTGGAGGCGATGCCAAGGAAACCAAAGAGACCGTGTTCCTTTCCCGGATGCCCGAAGCTGACAGAAGGGCGTTTTTGTGAGGAGCATGAAAAGCAGGAGAACCGACGCTACGAGAAGTATGACCGTGTACGCCGTAAATATGGAAGGAAATGGGAACGTATCCGTAACCGCTACGCCGCCAAGCACCCATTCTGTGAGGAGTGCCTGAAGAAAGGATTGCTGCGTCCAGTGGAGGAGGTACATCATAAGCTCCCGCTGGCGGAGGGTGGCACTCACGATGAGGATAACCTTTTGTCATTGTGCCGGACGTGCCATGCAAGACTCCATGCAGTGCGCGGGGATAGGTGGCACAACCATTAATTTACTGTGTGGACCTATGCTGCGGAGATTTCTGCCAGCCGGGAGGGGCGGGTGAAACCTCTGTAAGGAATCCGCTGGGAAACGGGCGTGGGGTCACACGTAAACAATTTTGGGTTCAAACGTTCTATAAAACACGGCAACCGTTAAAAAGTTGTTTTGGAGGTGGTAAACGTGGCAAAAGACGGCACAAACAGGGGAGGCAGGAGGGTACGTGCGGGTGGCAAGGCAAAGCCTTTGGCAGAGAAGATTGCTGAAGGGATACCAGCCACCATCATGGAACTGCCAATATCCGACCTGGAAGCAGAGGAACTTGAGGGGGCTCAGGAACTTGTCGGGGAGGACATGCCGAATCCGAGTGAGTATCTGTCTGCCAGACAGAAAGATGGCAGGCCGCTTGGTGCTGATGAGATTTTTAGGGAGACATGGAAGTGGCTCAGGGACAGGAAGTGTGAGAAGTTCGTCAATCCGAGGCTGCTTGAATCTTACTCCCAGGCATTTGCAAGATATATCCAGGCAGAGGAGGCCCTCTCTTTGTACGGCTTACTTGGCCGCCACCCGACTACAGGCGGGGCAGTCTCCAGCCCGTTTGTACAAATGAGCCAGTCGTTTCAGAAACAGGCGAATGTCTTATGGTACGAGATTTACGATATAGTAAAGGCAAACTGTACTACTGCTTATGAGGAATTTCCGCAAAATGATATGATGGAGAGGCTTCTCAGGAAAAGGAATGGGAATAATTGAAAAAAACAAAATTTGTATAAAATACGCAAAAAGGAGATTGACAAAGCACGTTCTGTCTGTCATACTATAATGATTTAGCGGAAAAGAGCGTTAAATGGAGGCATGGGCGGATAGGAGAAAGAGAATGGCATACGAATATGTGAGTGAGAAGGAAGTCAGGCCATATCGCAGTGAATGTTCACGGATGCTTACGGAGCTGAGGGATCATCTGAATGAGGAATATGGCATAAACACACAGTTCTTCCTTGTGGGCAGTGGAAGCCATGCACGGAAACTTGTTATGCGAAATGGAAATGCCCCATTTGACTTGGACTATAACCTGATGGTTATAGGGATGCCAGAGGAATACTGGGATGACACTCGGCGTCTTAAAAACACGGTCAGGGATTCTTTGAACCTGATATTAAGGAGAAACAGAAGCCTTGTTGTAAGGGGAGGCCAGTTCTCAGATGGGAAGGATTCAACTTCTGTTATAACCGCTTTAATGTACACTCCCGGTATTCTGTCACAGGTAGCTTTCAGCTTCGACCTTGCCATATTGGTTAGGGATGAAGATGGGACTTATTATAGGCTGCTCCATGATAAGGGGACTAACAATTATCATTGGGGAGAAGCCCCGTCTGTTCACTGCATCCGGGAGAAAGCTGATGCCATTAAATCCAAAAGGCACTGGGATGAGGTTAGGGAAAGATATAAAAATAAGAAAAACATGTATCTCAAACGTCAGGATAAGAACCATCCATCATTTATAGTCTATGTCGAAACGATAAACGAGATATACAGAAAATATTTTAACTGACCTTTTTGAAACCGTCCTTCGGGGCGGTTTTTTCATGCTCTTTTTTAGTCGGAGAATGCGTTTGGATGGTGCAGCCTGTTACGAAATGGAGGGATTTTTTGATGAGGACAACAACTGATATGCAGCTTGTGGCTGTAGAGAAATTAGTGCCATATGTGAATAATGCACGGACACACTCACCGGAGCAGATTATGAAGCTGCGCTCGTCCTTGAGGGAATTTGGGTTTGTGAACCCAGTCATCATCGACCGGGATTTCAATGTCATAGCCGGGCATGGGAGACTTGAGGCTGCGAAAGCGGAAAAAATGGCGGAGGTGCCATGTGTATTTGCGGATTTCCTTACGGAAGCGCAGCGGAAAGCATACATCCTTGCGGATAAAGGGGGCAGGTATAAGGATGGTTATCCAGTATGCAGACTGGGCGGCTATCCTTTTTCTTTTACTGGCAGATGACGGGGTGTTTATCAAACCAGAGGTCCTCCGGTTTTGTGTTTCAGATCGGACATAAAAAGACTGGAGGAAATAAGGATGAAAGAAAAGCATACGGATTCCGTACAGAACCGCTTTACGGCATACCTGATGGCGGCTGTGGGGAACACGCGGAAGAAATACTGGGAACGGAAGTACCGGCTGCAGGGCATGGAATATATCGGGGAGAATGACTTGGAGTGCAGCTATGCGGACTTTGACGAACAGTACTGCGCCTACATGGGGGAACATACGGATTTTATCTTCAGGGACTGGCAGAGGTACGGGGAACTGCTGAACCTTTTGGAGAATGACCGGCTGGCAAAGGCTATAAGCAGGCTGAAAGACAGGGACAGGGAGATTTTGTTTGCCAGGGTCTACGGGGAGCTTACCTTTGCGGAAATGGGGGAACGGTTCCATATTAAGCCGAAACAGGCTGAAATGGCATATTACTATGTACTTAGGAAACTAAGGAAGGAGATGGGTGGGAAGGATGGATTTTGAGAAACTGTTAGAACAGGCAAAGGCAGGGGATGAAAAAGCCAAGCAGGAAATCTTCCGTATGTACCGTCCGCTTCTTATTAAGAACGCCATGGAGCAGAATGTGTTTGAGGAGGATCTTTACCAAGAGCTTTCGGCAACCTTGTTAAACTGTATCCAGAAGTTTAAGATTTAGCCAGTGTGAACCTTAATAACTTAGGTTCAAGAGTTTTAACGATTATGCGGGGGATTGTTGCATTTTGCGCATCCCCTGCGTATAAGATGATGTGTCGCAAAAGGTATACCATTGGAGATGGTGGTTCTGGCAGACACACGCCCCTGTTTTTCTGTCGCAAAAAGTTGTTTTTAGGTTTTGCGATATCGCAAGGGTGCCGGATACCTTTTGCGACATGGATCTTTACGGAAGGAGGGCGGTCATGGCGGCAAAAAAATTTGGGTATGTCCGCGTCAGTACCCAGGAGCAGAACCCGGAACGGCAGATCCATATCCTGCGGGACGAGGAGGGAATTGATGAGCGTGATATCTATGTGGAGAAGGAGTCGGGGAGGCAGTTTGAACGCCCTGTATACCGCTCCCTGGTTGACAACATCCTGCGGGAAGGCGACCTGCTGGTAGTGACGGAGCTGAAGCGGTTTGGGAGAAACTACGGCGAGATCTACAAGGAGTGGTTCCATATCACAAAGGAGATTGGTGCTGATATTAAGGTAACTTCCATGCCGATCCTGGATACCACACAGTCGAAGGAACTGGTGGGGCAGCTGATCACGGATGTGGTGTTGGCAGTGTTCGCTTATGTGGCGGACGAGGACAAACCCAACGGGGTTGGGTTGACAGAGCGGCATGAACTGCAGCGTCAGGGGATAGAGGTTGCGAAGGCAGGCGGGAAGCATCTGGGCAGACCACGGGTGGAGTACCCGGAGAATTGGGAGGAATGCTATGGGAGATGGAAAAGCGGCGTGATCTCGGCAAAAGAAGCGATGACGCTTACCGGGCTTAAGAAGGACAGCTTTTATAGGTTGGCGAAGAAATATGGGGTACAAATGAAGGGTGCAGGGGAGGAAGGGGTATGAGCGGGGAAAAGGTTATAGAGAACGGAAAGATACTGCAGGTTATGAAGAAGTGCAGGATTATTTCATAGAATGGGATGCAGATGTGGCAGTTGGTGTCAATAGCAAGAATGTTTTCTATATGTTGGCATCCAGTGATAAGAAATAGGTGGAAGCAGCTTTTTCTGATGTTAATAAAAAATTTATAAATATATTTACCCAAAATTTCAAGGAAATGGGAAGAAGGGACTCTTTATCCTATAGAAACATTTTTAAGTCCAGCTAAGAAATGTCAATAGGTAAAATGCTGTCTCTTATACACATCTGACGCTGC